AAAATCACAAGTTGGTACCGATGCTTCACTTGGATGGCACCCATATTTAGATTCAAGTTGGGAAAAGGAAGTAAATGAATGGGCAACTCACTCAATTTGGGTAGGATTATACGATATTTTGATTCCAAACAAAAATATTCGTAATTTTTATGAATTTAAGTGGGATTTACCACTTTCCGAATCAAATAATTTAGGATTTGCCGCAAGATGTGAAGGTAGAAAGAATCCACACTATTTAGATGGGTTAAAATCTTATATTTTTACTAATTCATACGAATTTAACTCAATTTGGAAAAATGGTGCTAAGATAGATACATCGAAATGTAAATTATATCACTACGATTCAACTTTTAAGGATAAATTTTATAATATGGATTGGGGAATCTCTCATTCTGCGTTTTCATCAGAACCTTTTGGATATTCTATATTTGAAGCAGTAGATAGAGGAAAATTGCCAATAATACATAAGAATTGGTGTAAAGAATTAGAGTATCCTTACCGAGTTTCAACTAAAAAGGAGTTTCTTGATATTTATACTAAGTTATTGGAAACCCCTTATAATGAAAAATGTTTTTGGTTTAACAAAATCAAATCATTTATGATAATGAATTTTTCAAATAAACAAAGATGGGTAGACGAATTACTTGATATTTATAATACATAAGGAACAAATATGCCAACACTTACATCAGGAGCTACTTTATCGCTCAATGCATTAGCAGGAGCAACTGGATTTACACAAAATTCCAATGTTTCACTTGGTACTATTCGTGGTTCTGCAGTTACAACCGGTCTTTCGTTCTATGCTGTAGATTCAATTGATTCTGTGACAGGTTTTACTTATGCAGTAGAAAACACCTCGGAAACATATGTTTTAGGAACTTCCGGAGGGGGTAGTAGATTTTCTCAAATAAGTGGCAGAGGTGCAAATGTTACTTGGGGAATTACCGGAGGAAATAGATTATCAGTTTCTGCTAATAATGGTGTTTCTGCTACTATTGCAGTTGGTGATATGACAAATGCATCACCACAAACTGTTTTACAATCAATTATTACACATACCGTTTCTGCCACTTTTGTTGATGGATATAATGACCATATTGGTTCGGGCAATGGATATAATGTTGCAAGAACTAAAACTGTTTATTCAGTAGATTCTTACGATGGTAACTCAACTGCTCTATGTTTAACTATTGATTCACCTGTTACTTTAGCAGATGGAACAATTGTAGAAGCTGGTGATTTGACTGAAGGAGATTTATTAAAAGGGTTCTCTATTGGTGGATTAAATGTAGATTCCGATGGAACTTTCTTGGATTGGTCATCTAATTCACTTTCTACAACTCCAAAAGATGTAACTATTGTTAATTTAACTTATTCTTTTGCATCTCGTTATTATGATGTTAATAATGGAGAAGTAACTGCTACTGCAGAACACCCAATGTTGGTAAAAGATTCGGTAAGTGGTGATTACCTATTTAAAGAAATGTTTAACTTGGTAGTTGGTGATAAATTGGTTAAAGGTGATAATACTGAAGTAGATATTACTTCAATTGAAATCGTTGAAAAAACTACCGAAATTGTTTCGATTGATGTTGAATCCGAAGATACTTATATGGTTAATGGATATATCACTCACAATAAAGGTGGTGATACTCATACTGATTTACCTGCACCTGGTGCTCCGACTAGTGTATCATATACCCAACCCAATGTAACTTGGACTGCACCTACATCTAGTGGAACTGGTGGAATTACTGCTTATGAGTGGCAATTAGCAACTACAAATACATTTACTACAATCACCCATAGTGCAGATGAATGGAGTACAAATATCGTAGAGGTACTTAGCCTTTTCGGAGGAACTCGGTTTTTCAGAGTTAGAGCGATTGACCAAGGATTAAAAGGAGCATGGTCTAGTACTATTCAAATTGATACTCCATCTTAATAAATAATTATTAATTATTTTTGATGTTTGAGGAAACTCCATATATTTATATATAAAAAATAACAACTAAATATATCAAAATGATGGAACAAATCAAGTTTACACAAGAAGAAGTCAATTCAATTAATCAATTAAAAACTGATGTAGAACTCGTTTTTACTCAATTAGGACAACTTTCAATTGAAAGAAAAAGAAGAAATGATGAGTTAGATGAAATTGAATCAGAATTACTAGAAAGACACAAAGAATTGGTTAATACCGAACTAGAATTATTCAAAAATTTAAACGAAAAGTATGGTGATGGTAACTATGACCCAAATACTGGCATATTTACTCCCATAAATAATCAGGTTACTCAATAAAAAATATTCTTTACAAAAAGTAAATAATATTTATATTCGTATCATTACACAATTGAAATTATAAAGGAGTAATATAAAATGGCAGAAAAGATTGTATCACCTGGTGTATTTACAAGAGAAAATGAACAATCATTTTTATCTCAAGGTATTGGTGAAATCGGAGCAGCAATAATTGGACCTTCTCTAAAGGACCTGCTTTCGTTCCAACCGTAGTAAACACCCAATCAGAATTTGAATCAATATTCGGTACACCAGATGGTTCGTACTACACTGGTTACGCGGTTCAAAATTATTTAAGAGAAGCTGGAACAGTAACTATCGTTCGTGTTGGACATATCGGTGGATATACTCAACGAGGAACCGTTGGTATTAAAGTATCGGGTTCCAATGGAGAAAAATTAGTTGGTGTTTTAAAATCAACTCACAATTGGACTACATCAGGTAATGGTGATGCTATCACTGCTTCTATTGATGCACAAGAATCATCCTCGGTATTCAATATTATATTGAGTGGTTCTGATAACTCATATAATACTGCAATATCTGCATCAATCCTATACACAGCTGGAAATGATTTATCAGATGTATTTGGTGGCAACCCAAGAGGTTCTAAAGGTGTATATGTATCTCAGTTTTTTGAAAATTCAGCTGTATCAATATTCAATATAGCATCTGGTTCTGAAGTTTCATTGGTAGATTTAGGAGAACAAAGTTTTGCAGACCAAGATTGTTCTTTCGCTTCTACTCCTTGGATTGTATCTCAACAAATTTCAGGTGAAACACATCAATTATTCCGTTTCCATACAATAGGTGATGGTGCTTACGCTAATACTGAATACAAAATTTCAATTTTTAATGTAAAAGCAGCAGGCGAATCAAATGCAACTGATTATGCAACTTTCTCTATTGTAATTAGAGCGTATTCCGATACTGATAGAAGAAAATCTATTTTAGAAACTTATAACAATGTAAATTTAGACCCATTATCCCCAAATTACATCTTAAAAGTAATTGGTGATCAAAACATCACTATTGATGAGAATGGTAAAATGTCAATGAATGGTGATTATACGAATCGTTCAAGATTGGTTAGAGTAGAAGTTTCTGAAGAAGGGTCTTTCCCAATTACAGCAGGACCATTCGGACACGAACCATATTATTCTCCAATAAGAGGATTCGATTCAATTACACCTGCAGTTGTTTTCTCAACTGGTTCGGTAGATAACACTGCATCATCTACATTTAGATATTCAGGTATAGATTTGGAAACCGCAGTTGTAAAAGTAGATAATAACTACTTCTTGGCACCAATTCCAAATAACGCTAGTACTGGTTCAAATCCACGATTCACATTTAATAACGCACCATTCAATTATTTATTGACAGGTTCAAACACTACCGATGTTTCAAAAAGACAGTTTACCATAGGGTTTCAAGGTGGATTTGATGGAGTATCTCCAACTACAAAACATGCTTTAGCTAAAAATAATGATAATGATTGGGGTGCTGGAAACTCACAAGGATTTAATCTTGCTAATCCAACAACAAGTGGTTCGGTTGCTTATGTAAAAGCAATTAATGCAGTATCTAACCCTGATGATTTTGATATCAACTTGGTAGCTGCACCGGGTGTTGTTAGACGATTACACTCTTTTGTATTTGACAAAATTGTTGATATGGTAGAATCTAGAGAAGATGCATTCTTCATCGGTGAATTGAGTGATTTTGATGATAGTATTGATTTAGTAACATTAGAATCACAAAATGTAGATTCCAACTATGTAGGTTCTTACTATCCTTGGGTTAAAACAATCGATTCAAGAACAAATAAATTAACAATCGTTCCACCATCAGTATTGATGCCAGGAATTTACGCAGCCAATGACGCTATTGCAGCAGAATGGTTCGCTCCTGCTGGTTTGAATAGAGGTGGTATCACTGGTGCAGTTAGTGTATTGAATAGATTAACACATGCTGAAAGAGATACTTTATATGAGAACAAGGTAAACCCAATCGCTCAATTTCCTGGAGAAGGTATCGTGGCATTTGGACAGAAAACTCTTCAAGATAGAGCATCTGCATTGGATAGAATCAATGTAAGAAGATTGTTGATTAAGGTTAAGAAATACATTGCATCTACTTCAAGATACTTGGTATTCGAACAAAATACATCACAAACTCGTTCAAGATTCTTGAATACGGTAAATCCTTACTTGGAAGGAATCCAACAAAGACAAGGTTTATTCGCATTCAGAGTTGTAATGGATGAAACTAACAACACACCTGATGTAATTGATAGAAACATCTTGGCTGGTCAGATTTTCTTACAACCAACAAGAACTGCTGAATTTATTGTGTTAGATTTCAACATCTTACCAACTGGTGCATCATTCAGTTCATAATTTAAAAAATAAAAAAAAATTATATTTATTAGTATAATAGGAGAAAATAAAAAATGGCAGAAGTATTAGAATTTAACGATATGTTCTATACCAATTTCGAACCGAAGATGAAGAACCGCTTCATCTTCGAAGTAGGTGGTATTCCTTCATATTTAATAAAAGCATCTCAAAGACCTACAATTCAATTTGAAAAGGTTACTCTGGATCACATTAACGTAAAAAGACAACTTAAAGGTAAGGGTGAGTGGCAAGATATTACAATGACTCTTTATGACCCAATTGTTCCATCTGGAGCACAAGCGGTAATGGAGTGGGTTCGTTTATCACATGAATCCTTAACTGGTAGAAATGGATATGCCGATATGTATAAAAAAGATATTCAATGTTATATGTTAGGACCGGTAGGTGATAAAATCGAACAATGGACATTGAAGGGTGCTTTCATTACACAAGCAAACTTTGGTGATTTGGATTGGGCAACTGGTACTGATCCTGCTACAATTGAATTAACAATTTCTTACGATTACGCAATCTTGGAATTCTAATACATTATTTCATTTTCTTACATAAGAGAGTTCTCGAAATGAGAACTCTTTTTTTTTCAACTTTTTTTAATTTATATATTTATATACAAACAACAAAATAAAGGTTTATTATGGCAAATTATGATTTTCCAACCGAAGTAATTTCACTTCCATCTCAAGGATTATGTTATCCTGAATCAAATCCTCTTTCTTCTGGTCAAATAGAAATTAAATACATGACTGCAAAAGAAGAAGAAATCTTAACATCTCAAAATTTAATTAAAAAAGGTATAGTTTTAGATAAACTATTTGAATCTATTATAGTAGACAGTAAAATCAATGTTGATGATATTCTACTTGGTGATAAAAATGCTATTATGTTAGCAACTCGTATTTTGGGATATGGACCTGAATATAATATTCAACTTACAAACAATTTAGATGAAAAAGAAGATGTAGTTGTTGATTTGTCAAAGGTTCAAGTAAAGGATATTGATACTACTTTATTAAATAGAGAGAATAGATATAAATTTACAACATCAAATAGTAATCAAATAGAATTTAGATTATTAACACATGGTGATGAGAAGAAGATAGATGCCGATATAAAATCACTACAAAGAT